GAATAGATTTGTTTATTTGTGATTTTAAGCGTTTCTATATCGGTTGGCTCTGCTTCCAGAGTATTTGTTATTTTCTTAAATGATACTACTTTTGTATTTTCATTCACATCAAAGTAAATTGCAAGTAAAGCGCAAATATCTTTCAATGTTTGTAAGATTGATTTGTATTGTGTTTGAGTATTAAATTCAAGATTTATTGCAGTATCAAAACCGCTTGTCGTAAATTTATAGTACCAATCCCGCAAAAACATTGAATGATACGTAAAATCAAGACCAACTTCAAATTCAGCTGTATATGATTTTTTTAGGCATATTTTTTCGATTAACGTTTGCAAATTAATGTAAGCTCCCTGATCTTTTAAATAAGCACCCCCTGAATAGGAATGAAACAACGGATATGTATTTTGATAACTTAAAAAATCGGCAGCATCGTTATAATCCCCTGTCAAATTGTACAATGGTTGGGATATATCGTTTATTAAATCGTTAATCAATACGCCCCTTATCGCTTCGATAAAACCCGAATAAGAAACCGAAACGCTGTAAGTTGTGCCGAACTCCAAAACAGTTAATTTCGCAACACGTTGAAACAATCCACAAGTGATTATCACATCAATTACAACTTTGTTATTTCGGGTTGGTTGTGATATAAAACCAAAAATAGTTTCATTATTTGGTGTACGTGGTAATTGGAACTCATTTGAATAACTTGTAGAACGTTGGTCAAGTGTGAGCAAAGAAAAACCACCCATTACAACCTCCACCGTTTCATTCTCAAATGTATCAATTTTTACACCTGCGAGCGTTCTTATATCAATAGTTTGCGACATTTTCAGAGTATTGAAGTGTTATTGTAAAATGTAAATTTTGACGGCATTCTGCTACATTTTTAGATATTACAGCTACATTTACCAATTGAACATTGTCAATTAATACCACTAATGAATCGGCAATCTCACAAAGCAATTTATAATGAATTTCATTTTTCGCAACACAATCAAATGACATTGAAACTTTTTTATTTGCTGAAATATTTCTATTATATGCCCGAACATTTGAAAGCACATTGTAAATCGGAATAGTATTTATTTTTTCATTCGTATAGCTTTCTCCCAATTTCCTTAAATATACTTTTGACCAACAACCATCCCTGTTTAACCAATCAATTGAAACAAGGTTTGTAACAGGAATATATGTTAATCCAAGTGAAATGTCAGTCCCTGCAACTGTAAAAACTCCATTTATTAAATGCGTAGCATGTAAGTCAATTAAATTCCAACCGTTTGCAATTAAATATGTGTAATTAACTCCATTAATAGTACATACTTTATTCCCTCCCGTTTCTTTGCAAAAAAACATTATCTGTCCGTGATGAAACATTGTGCTTTGATAACGCCCATAATTATAAATATCATATCCTGCATCCGCTCCAATCTCACTACACATAAATGTTAATATAGTAGTTATATTAACCGTTGTTGCACCTGTTCCCGAAATAGCAATGGTACATGACGCACTCATCCCTTCAACCTCACCCGTAATTCCCGAAACAGTAGGCAATTCAATCATAGGCAAACCAAGTACATGCTTTAAAATATTAGTTACATCCATTACATACGTATCAACACCCGAACCCGTGCCTGTTTTAACAGGTGAAAATGCAACCCCTGCAATCGTTACGGTAGGAATAACATCCTCCGTAATTGTAAACTCAAAAGTATTAACGTTAAAAACACCTACCAACGATGGAAGGCTTCGTGTTACTGTTATTGTTGCCATGCTTTTACTATTTCTGATTTAATTTCTTTAATTTCATAAATTCCAATTTCTTTTATAAGCAAATCGAATGAGGATTGATTGAGTACTGAACTGATTAATTTACCGTCATTGTGTGGATTTGGGACTTTAATACCGCCCCATCCTTTTTCAGGGTCATTCTTTGCGATTTTCCACGCTACAGCAAACGGTGAAATGTTGAGATTTTTGTCATCAACCCATTTCTTTAAGAATGTACTTCCCGCCCAACCTACCCATTTTTTTAGGCTTGCATCATCCTGTTTTAAGTTCGGATTACGGCCGTTCACCATATACCAAGTGTGCGGTGCAGTCCAAATCTTAGTATTCCCGCTGCGTGTTTCAGTTTTAAGACCTTTTTCAAACGCTCCCGATGCTTTTAATCCCATTGATTTATAAGTATCAATGAGTTCAGATTTACGGTTTTCCGACCACTCGTTTAATATGATTTCTATTCCTGTCATCCCTGCACTGTTATTGAACATAACACCCCGTCAACTGATTTTGTAAGTGTATTCATAACGTAATTGTAACTCAATGAAGTTACTTTCGTTGCACCCGAACACTGAAATACACCATAAAGAAATTCGTCAAGTGCCTGTTGTAACTCAAATAACCTTGCGTTGTATTTTTGTTCAGTCGTTTCTGATACACTACTTTTCGTAAACGCTTCAAATTTACGAACGCAAAGCAATTCGAGTGTGTAATTATGTTCTGACCAACTTCCACCGTCAATAAATGCAGTTGTGCGTGGTAAATCAATTAACAGGGCAGTTTTACCTGTAGTCAAGTCTTTTTGCGATATGGTGAAATTCTGAATGTCTTTTGAGCCTACAATCGGAATCCAATCAATTAATTCGCACCGTGTTTTAAGTATGTCTATAAAATCAATCATTTTTTTTGCTCATTAAATCCATTATTTTATTCTGATATTTGGTATTTCGGGCGTCATACGCTAATTTTGAAAAGCAATCATCCCATGAAAGTTTTTTAATCGCTTCATATTTCAAAATATCTCCACCCGCAAGCTTGTCAAGTTCGGGCAAATATCCAAAAGCTTCAAAACCTCCGACCTCTTCGCTTGCAATCATTTCATTGGCGGTCGGGACGTGTCCCATTGCATTATTTTCTATTTCGGTAATCTCGAGAATAGATTTAGAAATAGCGTTAAATGTGGCGAAAAATACGTGTGCATCAATGGTAAGTAGTTCAGATTTGATTTGTTTGCTCACAATATCGATGATAATTTGGTATGTGATTTGTTTTTTTAAAGTGTGTTGAGTTTCTTTTACGTCAATCCATAACCATTTCTTACAATCAACATCGATTTTGACGTGTTTGTAAATCAACAACATTTCTTCTTTTTTTTCTTCGGGAAGTAAAAGAAATTCGTAAAGACTGAATTTTTCTATTTGCATTTTTCGGATATTAAAAAAGGGTTAGTCGATTTGACCAACCCTTTTTAAGTTTATTTTTTCAAAGTTGCTGCACCCTTATCAATGAGCGTTTTTGCGAGTGCGTAACTCACTGTATATTCCCTTCCTGTTTCTAAATAACGAGCTTTTGCGTTTGCTATAATCGTTATTTTTTCAAGTTTCGGGATTTCAATAACAATCGGGTCAACAACTTCTTCTTTTTTAGTTCGAGCCATAACGTTTAATTTTTACGAAGTATCGCTTTGACATATACAACCTTTGCAGTTCCACCTGTTCGAGTTACCAAAATACGAACATACCGTTTATAAACCTTAGTTGTAATTTGGGTGAACGGGGCAATTGTATCTGTAGAACCTACCCCAGTCCAAGTTACAGTTGTAATATCGGCATAAGTATCAGTCGCAAATGCTTTTGTTTGTAGTTTGATAGTAGCTGCACCCGCTGTTCCGTCTGCAACCTTAACCCTAAAATCGTAGAAATAACCGTCAACTTTATTTGTGTTCACTTCATACGACCATGTTGTATTAACAAGTCCCAAAGTGTCGGACGCTAATCCTGTGTACTCAAATAAGTATGTGTTCGGGTTTAACTTCAATGTGCGTGCAATTGTGGTAACTGCGCTTGCAGAAACAGCAACAGCAATCAATGTGATAATAAAAATAAGTTTTTTCATTTTTCTGTTTTTGTTTAAATAGGGTGGCATTTCACCACCCTGTTATTTTTTATACTTCGATAAGTAACGCCTGTTTAACAGTTGCAACATCCAATTTTACCCAACCTTTTTTACTTTCGGTAGGTAATTTCAGGTTACTGAACACTTCACCAACGATTGTAAATTCGTTTTCAATGAATTGTGTTCCATAAGTTCCACGCCGTAAAATGAAAGAGCCGTGTTGTTCTTCAACAATATTTCCTTCACCAACTAAGATAGTACCAGCGTCAATCAAACTTGTTACAAACAAACGAAGTCCGGGATACATAACATTGTCAGGAACGAAAATAGGATCACCGTTTAAGTTTTCCATATTCTGACCGAGTGCGTAATCGGCAGGGTTCATAATCAATGTATCGGCAGTGTAATTCTGCAAAGCAACTGCCAAAACACCTGCATTCACAACGTTTCGGATTTGTGGTTTTGCCAAAGTTCCGTCCAATGCGGTCGCAGTGTAAGAAGGCGCCCATGCCAAAATATCAGCAAACACTCCTGCCTGATATGCTTTCAATACATCACGTTCAAACATTGTGATGATTTCCATCATCAATTGTTCCATGTCGATTTCAACTTCTTCTGTCATTTCGATACGACCTGCGTATTTTTTAACGTAAGAGTATTTGTATTCAAATTTGTAATCGACAATCGGTTTTGTGTTACCTTCAGTTACAACGGCAGCAACGCCATCATTTGCCACAACCTGTTCTTTCCAACGTCTTGAAGCAGGAACTTTTGATACCTGACGGCTATTAATAGCATCAAGGATAAAATTGTTTGGGTACTTAATGAAAGTAATTTCCAAATCCTCCAAAGCGTTTGGATTGTTGATTGCAACAGCTCCACTTATTACAGTGCCTGTGGTCATCATTGCGCTTGCAGCACGTTTCGCCTTAAATTCGATTTCCCATGCAGGCGCGGTTCGATTTCGTGAGTTACGGATTACGTCTTTGTTCGCTTCCAAAACGGCACGTAAATTCTTTTTATCGCTTTCGGATAAAGTGCGTTTTGCTTTCGCTTCCACTTCGTCAACTTTTTGAGCCAACGTTCTGATAATACCGTTCAAGGTTTGACCGTCTTCAACATCACCTAATTGTTTTTCAATTTCGGTAATCTTTTTGTTGCGTTCTACTTGTTCGAATGTGAACGCTTGTTCGATAGCTTCGCCGATTGAACTAAACATCCCTTCTTCTTCAGGTGTTAAATCTGCTTTTGCTTTACTTCGAACAATCTGTAAAAAATTTTCTTTTTTCATTTTGTTTTAAAATTTGTTTGTAAGTTGTTTGTATTTATTTTCCTGAAGTTCAGGGGTTTTCTCGATTTGTTTTTGAATAGCACGCTTAACTTCGATTTGCGCTCCAATATCATTGGGGACGGGTGCAAAGGATAAACTTTCGGGTGTCCAACGCTTGGCATAATAGATAGGGATTTCGCCAATCGGTCTGGTAATTTCGTATTCGTTTATAGTTCCTTCGATTGAAACAGTCTTTACAATCCCGTCTTTAACGTCTTTTCGTAAGGCTTCATCGGCACGATTTCCGAACTTACACCGAACAACTAAACCTTTTTCTGTAAATTCATAAGCGGTTGTAATCCCCAATGTGTTCATTGCTGAACTGTCCCACGGGTGGTTGTCAAATAAGGGCAATCCAGAATCCAATCTATCAGTATTTATATTTTCGGGTGTTGTGCGCAGTACCTGATTAAAGTACTCTTGTTTTTCCCAATTGTAATTTAATTGACCGTTTTCTGCGGGTACTGCAACGGCTTCAAAATCAAAATCATCATTTTCCAATGGGATTGATATTGCAGCTCTGCAAATCCGTTTATCGTTGTTTTTATTCTGTTCCATAATTTTAGGATGTTATTTTTTTAGCTTCTTCTTCACTCAATCCAAAAATGATATTCAATATGTTTTCTTTCATTTTAAGTGTAATATTTTGATCTGACAATATCATTTGCATTGCTTCAGTTCCACCCACACCTAATTTAACGGCATAAGGTTGTTTTGTAATTTCATAAATATATTTATCTCCATCTGCCACTTTTTCAAGTCCTATTTTCTCGATATAATCATTATATTTTAACAATCCTGATTCGTATAATTTACTATAATTTTCAATTTTCTTTGTCAGCATTGTTTGCTTTTCAATTTCATTTTCAGTAAGAGCCGAGACAGTTGAGTAATCGGCTTGTATGTGAAATCCTTTATCCATTGCAGCTGCTTTCGTAAAACAACTGCATACCGTATCAACAATTGACATTAACGTATTTTCCCAAACCGAACGCTCCATTTCCTTCTGGTTGTCGTAAGTGGTTTGGTCTTTGCGTGGAACTAAACCCGCAGGAATCTGTAATGTACTTGCAATCTTTATCGAATCCTCCAAAGTTTCTTCAAATGGCATTAATTTTTGAATGTCCGCCATCGTATTAATGAACTCAATCGGAACTGAACTAATGCCTATCAAATGCCGTTTACCTGTCAACCCGTTTCTGTTTTCAATATCCTTTAAAATACTTTCTCTATCGGTAGGGTTTAAAGTTTCTTCAAGTTCGTTTTTAGAATTACTTTTTTTGCTTAAATAACCCGCTGCACCATTGTTCACGTAAACATTATATCGGGCTGAATATGTAGCTAAAAGATTATTTATGCTTCGATATGATTTAAACAGAGGACTTCTACACGTAACATTTGAGGAATCCCTTTTTGACCAATCATAACCGAAAATGAATAACTTTTCTTTTTCAAGTACTAAATCTTTGCCGTCTGTGTATTCAACTTTTTTTATGAAGTCAGTAATCTTTGTTACATTCAGCTTTGAAATGTTGTTATATTCATTCAGCTTAACAAAGTTTGGATTAAGTACGTCCAAACGGCTTATCGTGTTTGAATTGACAGTTTTATATAACGATGGTACGTTTTGATACAAATAGATATTACCGTCAGCTAAATAAGAAAATACGGCTTGGTAAAACAAATCGGAAAAGGAGTACAACGGGTTGATATTGGTTAGAAACCTATCGAGTTCATTGTTTACAAGATTTCCGTTTTTATCAGCAATAAAGAATTTTAATTTGCTTGCACGGTCAGCAATAAAATCAATCGGGAAATAAATTTCCGAAACGGTAGCTGCTAAGTTGAAAGCATTGTCATCTGTTAATGTGTCGGGAATCTGAAAAGTCCCGACTTTTTCAGTATTATACTCCGAATTAGTACCCTCTACAATGGTTACATTCGGCACTTGAAACTTTTTTACAAAATCAATCCAACCCATTTAATAAATTTTTTAGCAAATTTATTATCAAATCAAAAAAATAGTATTATATTTGTCAAACGTTTGACAAACTTAAAATAATATGCTATACTCAATCTCTGAATATCAACAAGAGTTTCACCCGACTAAGTCATATCGCACTGTTTTGCGAATGATTAAATCGAAATTGATTGACGAAAATCACACAATTATACAGATAAGCGGTGTAATTCTGATAGAAACCTGCCCGGATAAAAAGAACGAACCGTATTTAAAAGCTATAAGAGCTTATAATCGTACTAAGGGATTGACGGTTGATGTTGAATTATCGGTTAAATTAGGGATTGAAAACAATGTTGATAGCATTAAAATGTTAAATGAAATATTAGGGTTATGAAAACATGTACTAAATGCGGGATTGAAAAGGATGAAAGTGAGTTTGTGAAAGATAAAACCAGGAATCAATGTAGAAAATGCCGTAGTGCTGCAGCTTCATTATCAAGGAAAAAAAATGCTGAAAAATATTATATAAGAGAAAGAAATTGGGTATTTAATAATTCAGAAAAAGTAAATAAATATAAAAAAAAACATTATAAAAAAAGTTATTCTTCTTTAGATGATGGATACATTAAACAGTCTATTAGAAATCAATTTAAAATATTAGTCTCCGAAATCACACCCGAATTAATTGAACTTAAAAGAATAGAATTAACAAATAAACGTTTAATCAAAAAATTAAAAGAAAATGAAACCAAGTAACAACAAATCAATTTACGCAATCGTATGCGCAAACATTGAAGAACTTCAAGAAACTGAAAAAGTATCAATCGCAAAATGTGATGCAATCGCCAAATTGGCAAATGCTGCAATGAACATTCATATGGTTGAAATGAAACGAGTTCGGATGCTTATGGAAATTGAACAACACAACAAAACATTTGAAAAGTTAGAACTTCGTAATGTGGAAGGAAAAGGGTTTGATTCAATCGAACTGCAATGAACTCAAACGAACTTCGCTTAAACAATCTATTTCGACAAAAGGGGAGTAATTTTGTAGAAACCGCAACTTTTGAAACATTTAAACTACTTTCAAGGGGTGCAATAGTGATTGATGGTGTTCCGATAAATGAATA